GACAGCATAATCCGAGGGCTTTATGAAGATAAACACAAAGGCGTGTTGACTGAAAAGCGTTTTGAAATGCTTGCCACAGGATATGAGGACGAGCAAGAAAAATTGGAACAACAAATCCAAACCCTACAGGCTGAGATGGAAGTATTCAATGCAGACAGCGACAAAGCCGACAAATTTATTGGCATTGTAAAAAAGTATACGGACTTTACCGAACTAACCGCCCCAATGCTCCATGAGTTTGTAGAAAAAATCTTGGTGCATGAAATGGACAAATCAAGCGGAGTGCGTATACAAAAAATCGAAGTCTGCCTAAACTTTATCGGCAACTTTGATGTACCGCCACCCGACCCAACACCGTAGCACCTATTTTTGAGCGGTGGCTTTCTATTGCGAAAACCACTGCTTATTGTTCTATTCATTTTATTCCCTCTGGGTGAATACCCCGCCCATCGGGGCGTTCCTTGCCCTGTTCTTAATATTCCACTGCAAACAGCGGGGGGAATTTATTTAACTTATTGCTCCGATAAACCGATAATAAATTGTAATGTCTATAGCTTTTTGACCGTATATCTCTTTCGATTGACCTATTACAATTTTATCAATCAGCTCCATTAGTACAGTTCTGTCTAATTCCATAATCTTTGTATAGTTTCTAATCAGTTCAATAAAGGAATCAGTATCTTTTTTGTTAGCCTTGATTTGTTCAATTTCTTGTTGTGTATTCTCAACCTTCATAGAAACTTCAGATTGTTCCGTTTCGTAACCCGTCAAAAACTTATTAAACCTATCATCCGTCAACTTGCCAGTTACATTGTCCTCGCATAACCGTTTCAAAATGCTGTCCAATTCAGTATACCGAGTATTCAACTTCTTCAAATCGGCGGCTAAACTTTTTAACTTCCTTTCATCCTTATCCCCATTCTGTTTCAATAATTGCTTTGTCAACTTATCCGATTCTCCCTTTGCAAGTCTTGAGTATTTGCGAATGTCGTCTAAAACAACTTGCTCCAATGTATCTTTGCGGATATAATGGTTTGTACAAATTTTTCTTCCATACCTACGATATTGACCGCAAGAATAATATGCGTTATTTGATTTATCTTTCTTAGTTGAGTACCCAAGCGTATATCCGCAATCTTCACACTTCAGTAGCCCTGCAAATATGTGAACTTCTTTACTTTTGGTCGGATGTATTCTACTGTCAATCAGCTTTTGCGCAAACTCCCAAGTTTCAACATCTACAAGCGGCTCGTGGGTATTAGGCGTGATTATCCATTCTTCTTTTGGTTTACGCTTGGGCGGTGTTCTCCCAAATCTTGCATATTCCATAAATCCTTGCACCGTATCACCGAGATAAGTCTGGTTTCGCAAGATACCAATAACCACTTCGGCACGCCATCTTTTATTAGGCTTTGGTTCTTCACCAGATAATGTCTTGCGGTGATTTCTGGGAGTTGGAACACCTTCGTCATTGAGAATATTGCTAATTTTCCTACTACCCAAACCCAATCTCGACATTTCAAAAATGCGCTTAACCACTTCCGAACCAACTTCTTCAACTATTAGCCTGTTTTTATCTTTCGGGTCTTTTTGATAGCCAAACGGGGGGTGCGCACTCAAAAATTTACCCTGCTGTTTTTTTGCTCTTAATGCTGACCTTACTTTATTTGAAATGTCTTTGGCGTACATTTCGTTGAGGATATTTTTACTCGTTATCCTAAAAAACCACTTTAGCCAGCAAACTGCCGCTATACCTTATAGTATAGCGGATTTCGCTGTTTTTCGCAACGGAGAATAATGGCTTGCCTATGTACTGGCGCATATAAATACTGTTCCTAAATGCAACAGCCCCGGCAAACTTGCCGAGGCCATCAAAATATGATACACTATCATTCACCCATCTTCAGCAACTTAATCGCCGCCAGAAGAACCAATTTCCCATCCACGCGCTGGGTGGCGTAAAACCCTACTTGGTCATTCTCAGCATAACGCTCGTTAAGCACCCTAAAGCGTATCGAGCGCCGGTCAGCAATCCAGTAATAGGAGAAGTCACCGAAAGCCATAACACTCGCTCCTGGGACGATTTCGGGCACATATGAGCATATATACACAGGTCTTGCAAGGATAGTGTCCGGCAAACCATCTTTAACGGCTGGTTGCCATATGTACTGCCCGTTAGCGTCCTTAATCTTCCGCAATTCCTTGATAGTTGAATCGTTTGTGACAAACACAGATTTCCCGCGATATGGTGGCTTTACGCTGTGCAGCAGATCAATAATATCGTCAAAGTGTATCTTGGATGCAGATGCAGTTGTTGTTCCAACCGGCGCACCACCAGAGGTAAATAGTCCGGTTGGCCTATCCGTGCCATCGCCTTTGCAGAACGCCTCTTCTTCTGCGTTGCCAATCTCCTGTGCAAATTCGTCCGCGATATGACGCTGTAAATCAAACGCAGAATCTTCCATAAGTTCGGTGGATGCTCTTATCAAACATCCCAACTTATACGATTTCAGCACTATCTGATTAAACGTAAGATTCGTTTCCGGTATCTCAGCATTTTCACTAATCCAGTTAACCGAAGCACCCTCATTCGCCACAGGAACCTTCAACCTGTCGCTGGAAGTTTGCACAATCCTCGCAATCTGCCGGAAGATATTCTGTTCAGATAACGCCCGCACCAACTCATTGGCAAACTCATCCGGCACGAGGTAACCACCGGAAGTATCGGTACCCACCGAAAGAACATTACCCACCCCGCGCCCGCGCATAGCATTCCAAAAGGCGCGGGAATATTCATCCCCGCCGCGCAAGGTATTGTTCGGAGTATTAACCAGCGGAACCGCAGTGGCCGAGAATTGTTTTTCCAACCCCTGCCGCCGTTCCAACCGCTCAATCTGCTTGCCGATGTCAATCAGTTCAGCCTCCATCTTGTCGTACACCGCTGCATCCTCATGTGAGACCATACCATCCGGCGTTTGTTTGGTGTCCAAGAAAGCCTTCGTCTGATTCCACAAGTTCGCTCGTTTTTCCCGCAATAAAGATATACTATCCATTGCCATTACCTCCACAATTCGTATATTGCAAACCGGCGTTCTTCGCGTCAATCATATTGCCATTTACCAAATATCTGTCCCCGCCTTCATCAGCGGAAATAGGATTCATGTCCTCAAGCCGGCGAATGTCATTTATAGACAACCATCCATTCTGTCTACCAACTGCGTAACCATTCATCCGGGCGGTATAATCCCCACGAAGCAAACCATCTACGTTGAACCTGATAGTAAACTTCTTTCGCTCAGACGGAGACAGCAACGCCAAGTTCATTGCCTGTTCTAATCGCACCACCCAAGGGTTTATGGTATGTTGGACAAACTCGATGCTCTGCTGCTCAATATTTGAGAAGGTAGATTTCTCCAAATCCCCAATCATATGAGGCGGCACCTTAAATATCCGCGCTATTTCGTTTAATTGAAATTTGCGAGTTTCCAAAAACTGTGCCTGTTCCGGCGGCATTCCGACAGGTTTGTATGTCATCCCCTCTTCCAAAATTGCCACCCGATTTTGTCCCTTGCCTTTGAACATATCTTCCCATGATTTGCGAATCAGCTCGGAGTTGTTCAGCGTGGTAGGGTGCTGTAGGATTCCGCTCGGGTTTGCGCCGTTGGCGAAGAATGTGGCTCCATAGTTTTCGGTAGCGACAGCCATACCGATTGTGTTGCGGTGCAGCCCGATAGGATAATAACCCAGCAAACCATCAAAAGAATGACCGGGAATATGTAGAACATCTTCTTTCAATAATGGTACTCCACCGATTTTTTCTTTGGCATTAACTTCATCAAAGTCACGGTAATAAGTATAAAATATGTTGCCGTTCTCGTCACGATTCATCTCCATTTTGTGTGGCAGCAGCAGATACAGTGCGGTCACGCGCCCCAAACCATCCCGGATGATCTGCGCATAAGCGTTCCCCCAAAGTAGAATGTGCGACATCAGCGTTTCACGAAACACAAATGAAGTCATCTCCGGGTTGGGCGCGATGTGTAGAATATCATAAAGCGGATGCTCGGTGGTTATTTGTGTGCCGTTGCCTTTGTATTCATACAGCTTCAACGGCAGACTTGCAATCGCCTCGGCTATGACGCGAACGCAAGCGTAGACCGCCGCAGTTTGTAGAGCAGTGCGTTCATTTACATCAACACCGGAGGATGCCCGACCAAAGAAAAACGTGCGCGATGAAGATAGCTTGTTATCAACTTTAGGTTTAAATATTTTCGCAAATATACCCGGCATGAATACCTCCACAAAGAAAGCCGCCTTGCGGCGGCTCGGCTTGTACAATATATGCGCTATGGGGCGGGATTATGCCTCGTCTGGCGCGGTTTGAGCGGTTTCGGGCACTTCTACCGGCGCGGTAGTCTCTTCCGACTCCTGGGCGGGAAATGCGGCGCGGACGAAGCCTTCGATAACCGATTCTATCAACATATTTCGGCTGGTGCGTTCTTCTTTTTGGCTGGCAAGCACCGCTAATTTTTCCAGCGTGTCCGTCGTTAGGCGTATGGAAATAACATCCCGCTGAACCTTTTCTCGGCGCGGCCTCGGCTCACCCTTTTCCGGTTTGGTATAACGCCACGAACCGTCACCCGAAAGGTTGCGGCTCATAAGCTTTCTACACAGTGCATACTCGCTGCCAATAAGTCCCAACCCGATTCCGAACACTCGCATTGCAAACTTTTCATTTTCGAAGGTCTCTTGTGGACGCGCCACCACCCGAACTTTTTTCTTTGCAGTGTCGCAAAGGGCAGCAATGAATTGTGTATAGGCGTTTATTTCTTCGGCAGGGAGGTCGGGCGAGAACCATGGGAACGCTATTTTGTTCTCTAAAATTTGAATAGGTAGTTCTTCCGCTCCAATCGCCTTTTTGATCAAAACTGCTTTGCTCTCAACCAACTTTTTAAGGTTATCCAACTTTTCCGGTGTGAATCCTTCGAGCGGCATTTCGATGGCAAGTAGTTCCGGTTGTTTTACTTTCTTAGACATAGTGGCTGCCTCCTTTATTTTTGCTTTGGTGCAGTCACATAATACCTCTAAACGCGAACTTAATCCAGTCAATATTAATGGACTAAAACCCATCTTTACCAATCGTTATCCCCGCCAAAAACCAGCAGCCCACGTGTGTCATATACTGAACCTCGAGTTTCTTGTCGCTGCGCTCTGTCGAGTGCCATAATAGCAGCCACAGCCCCATCTATCTTTTCGGATGATTTCTCTTTAGACGGCTTTATATTCCCTGCCGCATCGGTCTCAATAAATACGTTGTTGAACATCCAGCGCAGCACAGGATGCCCACCGTGCTGAATCTTCTCATCCAAAACCAAACGGAACATTTCTTTACTCGGCGGCGAAAGTGTTTTGTAGCCCTGCCGAATTTTAACATAATCAATCCCTGGCATTCTTTCCAATCGCTGGATCATCTGCGCTGCGCCCCAATCATCATACGCGACCTCCGAAAAATCGTAAACCCCGCGCAGTTCAAGTATCTTCTGCTCGATAAACTCGTAGTGGATAACATTACCCTCGGTTGAGTTCAAATGCCCTTCTTTCACCCACCGGTCATAAGGCACATGATGATTGCGCACTCGCTTGGAAATATTCGCGCCTGGTATCCAAAAGAACGGAAGTATGATATACTTGCCTTGCTCATCCTCTGGCGGGAAAACCAGCACAAAGGCGGCGATATCGTTTGTAGAAGCTAAGTCCAGCCCGCCATAGCACTTGCGCCCCTTGAGCGTATCCATGTCAATTGGCTCTTTGCCCAAATCATATTTATCCATCGGCAGCCAGCGCGTTGCTGAATATATCCACTGGCAAAGGAAAAACTGCCGAAAGTTCATTTCCTCCGCTGCGTCCTGTTTTGCGGATTCGCACTGGTTGCGCATAAATTCCATGCTGACAGTTTTGCCTAAAGATGGGCAAGTTGCTTTCCACACTTCTTCGTCTGTCCAATCAGCATCGTCTGGTGCGGAATATACTACCGGGTAAAAGGTCGAGTCAATCTTGCGCCCCTCGATTATGTCAATCGCCTTGCTGTGAATTTCCCAGCAGATGGAGGTTCGGTCGCGTCCCGCAGTTGTGATTACAAAGTTAAGCGGTTGCCTTCGAGCCGCGCCAGAACCGCTGGTCATAACGTCATACAGTTCCCGGTCTCGCTGACCGAGCAGTTCGTCAAAAATGCAGCCGTGGACGTTTAGCCCATATTTGGTAGTGACCTCCGCTGACATCGCAGAGTAAAAACTGCGCGTTGGAAAGAAAAGTATTCGCTTTTGTGATTCTATAATCTTGCAGACTTTGCGCAAAGTTGGATTCATCAAAACCATATCTTTCGCAACGTCAAACACGATACCGGCTTGTTTACGGTCATTGGCACATCCATATATTTCTGCACCCTCTTCGTTATCCGCGCAGAGCAGATAGAGCGCAATCGCGGCGGCGAGTTCGGACTTTCCCTGTTTCTTTGGCAGTTCCACGAACACGCTTCTAAATTGTCGTGCGCCTGTTTGCCGGTCAACTATCCCAAATACATCCCGCACGATTTGCTCTTGCCACGCGAATAGCTCAAATGGCTTTCCAGACCATTCGCCTTTGGTGTGGCAAAGCTGGTTGATGAATGCAACTGCGTGGTCTGCTAAGTTCCGGGAATAACGTGAGGTTGGAAGCATAAACCGCGTGGGCGAATAGACAAACTTCTCCAAAACCTCACCTCGTCGGTTTGTTTTTGATCAGGAAAGCCATGATGTCGGCGTTCGGATCATCTCCGAAGTAAACTTCGCTGTTTTGGGTTACGATTGCCCAAATTTTATCCCACGCAGCGTCCGCTGCCTTTCTGTATTTTAGTGCCATATCTGCCATTGGGCTTGGATGGAGAAGTCTAGTTTTCTCATCCTGTAATACAATCGCACGGCAAACTATGTCCTCATACTCAAACCACCGGCACTTCAAGAGAGCGTATTCGGTTATGAGCGCAGGGTTTATCAGATGCAAGCAACCGGTGTTCTTTAGCCAATCCGTTGTTTCTTTGTAGACAGCTTCCATGTTGGGAACGCTGTTTGAGATTCCTGTCGAGTTAAAGTGGCGTAGATAGTCCGGTACTTCCGGCGCGGGAAAATCCTCAAGGTTGGGGATGTTCAGCACTTTCGGTTTGTGCTTTTTTGCCGAGCCTTCGTATATTTTGTCGGCAAGACTTTTGCGCGGTCTGCCCGCGCCTGTCCGCTTGCCGCCGTGTCCATTTGCCACTTCATCACCTCCCGCATTTTTCATTCTATGCGACGGTGGATTGTCCGTATAACGGCGAACTTGGCGGCGGGAAAGTTCGCTGTGGATGGCTTCCCCCACGCCCCCTAGTTCACCATATTCTCGGAAAATTGGAAACTTTGATATATTATCAAGACGTAACAGCGCGTTCACAAACAAATCCTTTATCTATGCGCCTTTTCGGTATGGGGGAATCTTGAATTGCGGAAAATTCACGCGCGACCCTGCCACGCTGTACACACAAGTTCTCACAGGTATTTGACCTCCCCCTCCCGTCAAAATGACGAAGTTTGTAACCACTGTGTCCATTGTGACCACTCAAATATATACAACAAATTTATTGCGCGTAATACACCGCTTCACGAACGCACCTAACTTTTCCCATATACCTATGTATATTATAGAAAAACTGGGTACAACGGTCACGCATCGTCCAGCGCTGCAGGGCTTGCCATGAACCCCGATACCTCGCAAATCCGCGACAGCGCCTCGAAGTCGGCTTTCCAGACCTTGACGCTCACGCCTTTTACCCGGGCGCTGACATTAGCCTTGACGCAGTACCCAGATTTGCGAAACTGCTTGCGAAACTCATTCAGCGACAGCACCTCGCCGGTGATGGCATAATCCTTGCGATGCTTTGTATATTTGTCGTAAACAATCTCAAGCCGCAGACACAGGTGCTTCCCGGCAGCTTCGAATGTATAGTCTTTGTCAACCTTGAGGTTCATCCGCGCCATAATCTCGAATGTTTCCTCGATGATGGACTTGTTGTAATTGCTGCCATCCAGCAGAAATTCCCGCACAGCATAGGAAAGAAACCCCGCGCACTCGTCCAGTGGCAGGGTGAAGTAATGATACCATGAATGCCCAAGGTTGTCGCAAAGTCGCTCAACCAACTTTAACCCCGAATACAGACAGGCAAGATTGCTGGTAACGCGAGCGGGGAACTCGTCTTTCAAGTACCGCCGCTCACCCTCGTCATACCACTGCCAAACATCATCCACCGTCAGTTGCAAAGCGGTGTCCAGTAGGCTTCTGCCAAAAGATGACAGCAGGTGCTCAAGCTGCCGCAACCGCGAAAACGCCTCCACATAGCCATTATTTGTCAAATCGTTTTTGGCAAACAGCAGCTCGATAGTGCGCTCGCGTATTGCTGCTTCCTGCGCGGACTCTTCCCCGGCAACGGCGATGGGCGCGAGCAACTCGTATGTAACACTGCTCTGGTCTGCCCGCCCGCGCACACCCTCGTGACCGTCATACGCATCCCGCAGATGATTACACAGTGCGTTTAAGCGGATCCTGTCCATAGTGCTGGGCTTGAACTCGTTGAAAGTTTGGGGGATGACATTTGAACTGCTCGACTCTTTCATCAGCCCGAACGCCGTGGTTTGCGATGCAGCCAATATCTTGATTTTCCGGGCGAAGATGGGCAGCACAACCTTTTCCAGCGTGTTCGATTTGCCGCTGCCCTGCTCTCCCACCAGAAACAAATGCGGCAACTTGGCATCTATCGGTTTGCGTTTGAGGAATGGCTTTATAAAGCATGCCGCCGCCCATGCCAGCACCGACACAGTTTTTGCCGGTTCATTGTACGCGAATATTAACTCACCCATGAGCGACAGTTGTTCGGATGTTATAAAAGGGAAGTCCAGGATTTTACTGTCCAAATGCCGGTACTTTTCAAGCTGGATAATGCTGTCTACCGCCTCATCCCCGGCGGTTACGGCTTTAGTGTGGGTGACGAATACCATCTTCCCTTCGCGGCGGTAGATACCCAGTGCCTTAACGCCGCGCTTTTCTTTCCAGTCCAGCCTGTCAATATATTCCTTCATATCCTCCAAGCCTTTGTCTGAGCCGAAAAAGCAAAAGCTGATGGAATTTTTGTTCAGCACCTTTTTGAACCGCTGCACGTTGCTGAAATCGTCCGCGAGAAAGCATTGGCGGCGGGTTTTGCCTTCCACGTTTATAAGTTCACAGTTTATTTGCGCTTCATCTTCCGCGAGCAGGATTTCAATTGGCTTGACGATAAAATTGGTCAACCGTTCGATATTTTCACCGCGCTTACGATAATATGCCCCGCCTTGCTCGAACACGCTCAGACTCTGCTGCGCGGGTTGCTTGGGTTTGTAGGTTTCCGGAGTGTTCGCGCAAGCGTTGCGGAGCGTGGTTTCGCCATAGGTATCGCCATCTGCGCTGTGGCGGTTGTTCCACTTTTCACGCATCAAGCCGGATTGCCGGAACAGGCGGTCTATTTGCGCGACATCGTGGTTTAACCAGAACGCTAATTTACAGCACAAGGCGAAGTCTGCTTCTGATTGGGATTTGTATTTATCTTGCCAGTCCCCGCGCCATAGTTTGTCGAAAGCGGCGCCATCTTTTGAGGCTCGTATTGTTTCCAGAAGCGCATCGTTCGTCATAGTTGAAATGCCTTGATTAACGGTATAGGCATTCGATTTTGTGGGCTTTTTCGGCTTGATATATGTGTCAAATATCCACTTTATGCAGCCGTTATCCTGGCCGATTTCATCTGCGCAGTCCCGCCAGCGATTGCCGGTCATGGTGAAATAGCGGCGGGAAGAGTACATCTCCACGCCGCTTTCGCTGTTCCGGTTGCCGCCTTTGGGGATTTCGCCTTGTAGGAAAATGTGCAGACCCTTGCCGCTTGGTGAAATTTCTATGTAGGTTGGGGGAAGCTTGGCGAGGATGGCAGCGGCTACTTCGTTCGGTTGGCCGTTTGATAGGCAGTGGTCGATGTCTATGCCGATTATACCACATTCGGCGGTGAACACAAAGCCGATGCCGCTGAATGTATACTTCTCCTTTGCGAGTTGCGCTTGCTCCAGTGTTCCCCATGTGGCCGGGTTAGAGGCCGAGGCTTTGTAGCCGGTTGCGGGGTTGTATGGCACTTTGGCATCGCGGCCGGATTTTTTGTCTGGTTCTAGCCGCCAGCAGACCCAGTTGGGAAGGGTGGCGGGGCCGGGTGGGAAATTGTAGCTGCTCATGAATATACCCCCATTGTCAGAAAATATGGCAGTATATGGCTATTCTTATGGGGATTGTACTTATTACAGGAATGTGGTCAATCTTTCCAAAGTTGGACAATTTATGCGATTGTAGCTTGAATTGTGTCAGGGCATATGATAGCATTGTAACAGAGAAGCGAACCTATCGTCTAATTCATTATCGGCACCACGCCGAAAGGTGCCATGGCTATGGCAGAATATACGCGCTGCGTAGGATAGTTTGTGCCAATGCCTGTTTTGGCAATTCGAAGATAAGAATCAACGTGAAGTGATCTTGAAGGATAAGTGAATAGCCGTGAAGGCATTACGAGGAGTGGGCATGAAGGACATATTATACAAAATCAAAAAACATCAGATTATTGGAGCTATAGGAGCTATCGTAACTGGACTAATAGCAAACGCCATGTACGATTTTTTTAGTGGAAATCGAATATTTAGCACGTTGTTGCGAATCTTGGAAATAGCATTCCGCGCGACAACGGAATTTCTAAATTTCGAGATAAGGGTATGGTGGCTACTTATTGGTTTGCTTATTTTGGCAAGTATATGCTTTGCTAAAAGAAAAACAAGAACGTACAATGATAATGACCTAATGCTCGACAATTTCACTGAAACTAATGCAATCAAACCATCATTAGACTTCCAGACGCTTTCCAAATTTATAATGACTAACGACAAAATAAAGAATTTTGATGATTCCCTTTGCAAGCAACCAAATACAAGCATGGGAATGCATTCTGATGAATATGTCGATTATCTCCTAATACGTTTGCACTGGATTGGTGTGTTAACTCTTGAAGATTTAATTGACAAGATAAACACTTGCTACGGCTTTGCTATCCATTACGCTGAGGCAGGAAGAGAGCCTGAACAGAAAAGCGCTTCTTTTCAAATTATGCCTGGTACGTTGATTAACTACATTTGTTATGGCGTTATTTGTCAAGAACAGTCCGTTAATAAAATACTAGATTTTTGGCAAATCACTGGCTATGAGGCTACTTACAAAGACCGCATTAAAGCATCCGAAATGCTTCAAATATATAACCAATTTTACTCAACAGATAAAAACCAAAAACACACAGAGCATAAGAACGCTACCACTTCGGATGTGGCTTTTGATGATTGTATTTTTGAATTTTGGTATAAGTTTTATACTGGCAATTCACAATATAATTCTAATAAGAAAACCTTTACGCTCCATGAGTTGTTCAGAGTTATTGCTATCGAAATGGAAGATGTTCCTTTATCGGAAGTTGCAATTAAGATTGCTTTGCAAAAGCAATTATTGGGAAATAATTGCCACTTTACAGATGAACAAGCAGTCAAGAAAATACTTATTCAATTACAGGCGTTAGATTTAATTCATTCGCAACGGGGTACTGGCAGGGATGGCAAAGCACACTTATATTGGAATCTCTCGTCAAAAGGGAGAGAAATCCGGAATGAAATGATTTTAGTTAAAAGCGGAACCACGAGTGACGAAGCAGTAGATACAGATGAAACTTAAGGATTTAACGCTAAGACTTCCAAGTCATTCATGCTGCTTAGACCTTTTCAAAAGCCAGTTATGCCAACAGGACACATTTTACCACAACCATCGAAAGCAACTCAACTCAGTGCATGGAAATAGAAACAAGCAAAAATTACTTTATCAAAGCAAGTCTCATTTTCAGATCCTCAACCGAAATGCCGTATGCTTTCTGCTGCAAACGACTGACCATCGAATTCGTAACCATCGCCCGGTAAAACATGACCGGAGTGTCACCATTTGCGGACTGTTTGTCGTCATATAGCACCCCATCCGCAAACCCCAACTCCACCGCCTTTTTCGCATTAAAACACGACTCCGCGTCCATTAACTGGCTAATTTGGGCGCGGGGCAGCTTTGTTTTAGATTCGTAAGCATTTATGATGCCCTCTTTGATTTCGTCCAGCATCGCTTTGGTGCGCAGTATTTCCGCGCCATCACCGATGGCGATAGTTGCTGGATTATGGATTAACATATACGACACAGGGGACATCAACACATCGTCACCCGCCATCGCAATAACCGAAGCCGCGCTCGCCGCCATGCCGTCAATCTTAACGGTCACTCTGCCAAGATATTCCTTTAGCATGGTATAAATCTGTGCGGCAGCAAAAACATCGCCACCCGGCGAATTTATCCAGACCGTAATATCCCCAGCGCCGGATGTCAACTCGGCACGAAATTGTTGTGGCGTAATCTCATCGCCAAACCAAGTCTCCTCGGCAATCGCGCCGCTGAGGTACAGACTGCGCTCACCGCCAACTTCGTTTTTTACCCATCGCCAAAAATGATTCATGCCCAACCCTCCAAAGTATGGTATAACCATATATATTCGGGCAGGGCATTATTTATTTGCGCTAAAAATCGTTGAAAGCAACCTCGCTGATTACAATCTTCCTGTGCGTTCCCGGTATTTTCTCGCCATGCACGACAATCTTTTGAATAAATTTCTGCACAAACTTCAATCGCTGATCGTTGTTCAAAGACTGCCAGTTTTCTTTGAAGTTGGCTACAATTTCGCGCTTGTCGATGTGGGAGGCTCTTGCAATTTCAGAATTCTCCAGCGTGGCAAGACGCGCTTCCAGCTCTACTCGCCGTTGTTGGCTGATTTTAACCATGCCTTGGTATGTATCAAAATCAATAGCATTTGAAACGAACAAGGCCATGATTTCTTCTATTTTCCGCTCCACCTGCCGGAGTTCAACGGTTATCGTTTCCACCTCGGCGGTATGGTCTATTTTGGGCACAGTGGTTGCTGTGTCGGTTTCTGTAAAGTCCGCGATGTTTTCGATATACTGCTCGAAAACTTTCTCAAATCGGGCATGGCTTATCTGCACCCTGTTTTCACATTCTGTTCGGTTGTTTATGGAATTTGTGCAGCGATAACCGGGACTAACAGGGTGTTTCTTTCCGGCATCGTCTGTTTTATAATTCCATTTTGAAGAATATTTTCCTCCGCACGTAGGGCAGTACAAAACACCGCAAAAGTACACACCGCTTGTCGGACGCTTTGTGTGCGTTATCCCCTGTATTTTCTGCAATTTATCCTGCACCTGATAAAAGGTGTCCTCGTCAACAATTTGTTCATGTTGCCCATCAGCTTCAAAATATCGGGATTCATCCCTTACACTGTAACGGACTTTTCCGATATGGCTGGGGTTGGTTAAAGTTTGCCGAACTATGCCGTTGCACCAAGTTTTTCCCGTTTTTGTGCCGATGCTTTGTGAATTGAGAGTTCTGGCGATTTGGTGTTGAGTATAATCGTCATGCAGAAACATATGAAATATTCTTCGCACAACCTCGGCTTCTTCCGGCGCTATTGTCAGTAATTTTTCGCCCTTTGCCCTGTGGTAACCATAGGGAGCATGGGTGCATAGACTGAACCCTTCGCGCGCTTTTCTCTCGAACCCAAACCTCAAACGCTCGGCAAGGTTTTCGCGTTCAAATTCGGCAAAAATGCCCACGATTTTCAGAAACATCCTGCCGGTGGCACTGCTTGTGTCGATGGCTTCGTTTAGCGAATTGAACGCGCAATCGTGCTGATTGAACAAGTCTATCAGTTCAATCAGGTTTTTGGTAGAGCGCGTCAGACGGTCAATTTTGTGCACCAACACGTTACTGACCTTGCCCCCGGCGATATCGGCAATCAACCGCTTCATCTCCGGTCTACCGTCAATGTCTTTGCCAGAAATGCCCTCGTCCACATACAGGCCATACACAGGCCAATTTTTCAGCACGGCGTAGCTTCTCAGCTTTTCCTCCTGCGCTCTTATTGAGTAGCCTTCCCGCGCCTGCTCTTCGGTCGAAACTCGAACATAAATTCCCGTGACCACATCAGCTTTCCTCCGCTTCTGTATTTAACGGAGTTTGCTGTTTGTCCGTCCTCGCATTTTCGCCGCCATTTTTCGCATATGCTTGTGCGAAAAACTTCATCATCTCCCGTTGTAGATTTTTCGGGAGGATGATTTTGTCCGTGGTGACAGGTTTGATTTCGCCCACGTAACCACCGCCAATATGTAAGATATTACCATATATATTGGCGCAACTGCGAAAAATGCCTAAAGGACAGGCTTTTTGTAAAAGTGGTTTGTTGGGAGGATATTTTTGAAAGGTGCTATGTCGTTGTCACTGTTAAGAGTATCAATCCCATCATTAAGAGCAATAAATCTAACGCCGCGGTCAGGGAAATATATATCGGTATATTGACCTGTCATCAAATAATTACGCCCAAGCCGGGATAAATCTTTGACAACTACCAAATTCACCTTACCGTCCTCAACATCATCAATCATACGTAGAAAATCGGGGCGGTTGAAATTTGTACCGCTATATCCATCATCTATGTAGCAGCCAAACACAGTCCAACCATTGTCTTTAACGTACTTTTCCAACATTTCTTTTTGCGTGGATATGCTTGAGCTTTCGCCGCTTCTGATATCATCATCTTTTGACAAACGGCAATAAACACCTACATTGTACCTTTTATGTTCCCTCATTATTTTACCTCCCGAAGAAACAACAAGTCAATGATTTCCGCAGGATTATTTTAGCATAATCCTGCGGAAATTTCAACTTATTGCTTTATTTTTTGTGCTACAATATTGCCCAAAGCCTTGTCCAGCGTGACCTTGCCGGTAAATATGGATTTTACATTTATCGTTGTGTTGCCTAACATAAGCACTCTTTTATGCGTTTGAAAATTCTGCTCTGCCAAATAGGCTTTATTACCGATAGAATTTTCGCCGTGAGTGCCGAGGGATGTTTGTTGCGCGTGGTTGTCTTTTAGCAAAATGTTGTGGCCTCCGCATATTAAGTTTTCAAGGTGCATTGCTGCAAGATAATTAAAATCAAAAGTATTTGTTAAGTCTGCATTTTTCACCACTTTCAAGGTTTGGATTATCGTTCCAACCCATGTGATATATAGGTTGGCCTTTCTTTCCCCTCCCTTCGGATTGTGTCTTGAGCATTACGCCTAACAGTTTCCGCTTCCCGCACTTCCTCTTTGAGTAAATAATATTTTTGATACAGCGTGTTTTTCTCAACGGTCATCTTGGAGCGTTCCGCTTTCCACGCATTAACCGGTAGGCCGGTTTTCCCATTCATTATTCCATTGAGGTAACGTTCGGCAGATTCGTAAAGCGTAAGTTCCCGGCGATTGTTTTCGTAATAGTCTGCTTGCTTCCTCGGCTTGACCTCCTTATATTTTTCGTAGTGTGGCCTAAACTCAAAGTAATACCCAGCCTGTTTGATATGCTCATCCAAAATTTTCATTCGCCGGTCGATGGCGTTCAGCTTTGAAGAAACTTCGCGCTGTTTGCCGTGCATCTCCATAACCTTAGCCTCTAGCGCAGACATATCTTGAGTTTTAGATTCCTCTATCAGCCAGCCCTTGAGTTTGTCAATCCGAGCTTTTAACTGACGCAATTGCGAATTGGTAATCTCAACTTTGCGGTTGATGTCACCGCGATTAGTTGCAATACCTTTGCGTCCCATCTGCGAAGCGGCAACGCCTAAATGAATAGTTGGGATGCGGTCGATGCCTTGCCGCTCGTATGAACGGTGGTCGATTCGGGCCTCTACTTGTTGCTGCTCTAGCGCAGCATTTGCGGTATCAGCCCAAGCTTCTCGCCACTGTTCTGCTTTTGTCTGCTCATTCCAATCTACGGCAGCAACTTTGCGGGACTTAAACTCACCACTTTTGAGCCTTATCCTCTCGCCTTTATCATCCAGAATATATTCTTTTTTGGACTTCGCACCCCACGCGCCGTTTCGTTCAAATGGTCGCATGGTCAGAAGGATATGGGCGTGTGGATTTCCATTGTCGGTATCGTGGATGCAAACATCGGCACACATGCCAGGCTGGACGAAACTGTGTTTAACATAATCTCGGACAAGGTTAATGTTTTGCTCACGCGATAATTCAACAGGCAAAGCAAACTCTATCTCCCTCGCCAGTTGTGAATTGCGCTTTTTCTCTACCCGCTCAACTGCGTTCCATAGGGTAACGCGGTCAGAATATTCGGGTGGTGCGTTATCCGGCAATAAAATCTCGGTGTGGACAACGCCACCCTTGCGAGTGTAATCGTGGATAATTCCGTCATACTCATTTTTGATTAACTCACCCGCCCGATACGCTGCTGCTGCAAATGCTGATTTGCCCTTAGTTAGTACACCCTAAACGCAAGCGAATAAAAGAACGCAATTAAGGCAGTTTACCGAATATCAGCATATTTCATAGCGTGTAATGACGAAACATGTAATCCACGCCAATCAGAGCGCAACAACTAAAACAGCACACAAAACGAACATACCCGGACAAGGGCGAGAGTGTAAGCACTCTCGCCCTTGCTCTATTCGCCCGGTATGGGAAGAAAGGACGTCAAATCAATATGAGCAAATCACAACAATACGGCTACTATCACAGCAACGAAGCCGATCAATACACATTTTATCGCTTGCCAAAAGCCTTGTTCGCTAATCCACGCTTTAAGAACCTATCAGACGGCGCAAAAATCCTATATGGTCTGATGCTTGATCGCATGGGGCTTTCCATGAAAAACGGCTGGCTGGACAATCAAGACAGAGTTTACATCTACTTCACGCTAGAAGATGTTCAAGAATATATGAATTGCCAGCGCGATAAGGGCATGAAGATGTTAGCGGAATTGGACGGTGAAAAAGGCATAGGGCTAATTGAGCGCGTCAAACAAGGGCTTGGTAAACCTGCGATAATCTATGTTAAAAAATTCTTCGGAGAAGCCGACCTCCAGACGTCGGAAAAACCGACCTCTGGACTACCTGATTTACCGACCTCTGGTGGTCGGAATAATCGACCTCTTGACGTCGGAGAATCGGACTCTAATAAGAATGATATAAGCAATACTGATTTTAGTAATACTGAGTTTAACGATACCGATTCCTTTCCTATCTCTCCCCAAACCCCTCAACCAAGTACAGAAAGGAAAGGAACGGAAACGGCTAAGAGCATGAGCGCATTTGATACATACCGCCAAATCATATGCGACAATATCGAATATTCCCATTTGCTGGAACGCCATCAGTGCGACCATGAGCGCATTAACGAGATTGTAGACCTCATACTTGAAACCGTCTGCACGTCAAGAAAGACAATCCGCATATCCAGTGACGATTACCCCGCTGAGCTTGTCAAATCAAAGTTTTTGAAGCTCAATAGCGTTCATATCGAATTTGTGCTAGAGTGCCTTAAAAACAACACAACGGATATTCGCAATATCAAGAAGTACATGCTTGCAGTCTTGTTCAATGCACCGTCAACGATAGGCAACTATTACACGTCCCTTGTCGCTCACGATATGGCAAGCGGGAAACTGTAGGAGTACCGGCGAATGATAGTTACCACGGAGAGATCCCACAGCGTAAAAAAGATTAGCAGCGAGCATAGGAATAGTGGTCACGCTAAAGCGTACCACTATTCCGTAAAACCGCCGCCCCTTACCCTGTGGGCAAGGAATCCCAAGCGGCGGCGGTTTTGATTGGCAGGGGAAGAATCCCCCGCTGCCCCCTCTTGTGGGAGACCCACACCCCTATGATTACCATGCGTCACGGCTACAACGGTGCAAAATTCTCGCGCAAAAGCACAGGTGGTCAAAAAAGTGTGTAAAAGGGTGCGTATTTCGGGCAAAACATCGCCTATAAGCCACGATAAGTAGGGCGGCAATGATTTTATACTACCAAGGGTGAGCGATTCGCTACGGGGCGAAAAAGGGCAAAATACGCACCAAATAATAAAGCGGTTGATACAGCTTAATTCGCTGTGTCAACCGCTTGTTTTTTCTTCTTCGTATTCTTTTCGTATAGCATTGAATAATTCCAAAATCAATTGTTGCTTTCTTGCTGGCAGTTCATCCAAGTAAAGATTAGCTCTATCATCATGATTTAGCATATAGTCAGTTGATGTATTATAAAGCGTTGCCAATTTTTTAAGTATATCGTATTTAGGCGCACGAAGATTTGTTTCGTATGCGCTTATAGTTTTAATGTGTAATCCAAGCCGCATAGCTACATCTTCTTGTGTAAGATTGCGAGATAGGCGCAACTCTTGAAGTCTTTTACCAAAGTCAAATGCTACACTTTCTACTGAATCGTTCATTTCCCACCACCCCTAAATATTGTTAAGACAATTCTACACTTTATATATCCGTCATTTAGATAGAATTATTTACTATTTATAGATACTTTATGCTTGACATGCGTTTCCGACTGGTATATACTGTGCTTAACAATCATTCTACCATAAAATTCCATTGAGTTACCAAACCCGCGCCAACAGCCACCCCAAGCATGGCAAGAGGGAGGACACCGCGCCCATGAGAATAGCGGTATTTGAAGATGATCCCAAGTTTGCCGCGTGGCTGGAATCCATCATACGCCGACACACCCACCATCCCACAGCGATTAACACCGGGACGGCCGGCGAACTAATCCGCTGGATTAAGAGAGCAGCCGACCCGGTATTGTATCTGCTGGACATAGAATCAGACGGCAAGACAACGGGATTCCAGATTGCACGGCATATTACCGAGCAGCAAAGCAGCAGCCTTGTTATCTTCATTACCGCATACCCGCATAAAATCCTGAGTAACCCGGTATTCAAGACAAAGGCATTCAGCATAATCCTGAAAAGCACTCCTACGCTGGAACAGGAGATTATCACGACCATTGCCCTAGCAAAACAAGTGTTTCAAGCTAAGTGCCTGTATGTCCACATGGGGAAGTCTGAAACCCTGTATATCCCACATGAGCAGATATGCTACGTGGAAGCGGTCAAGGGAACAAACAAGGTTTGTATACACTGCACCGATGGGCAGTACGTTATCCGGGCAACGCTAAAGAGCTTACAAGAGCAACTTACCCCGTTCGGATTCGTGCGCTGCCATAAATCTATCATTGTAAATAGGGCAAATATCCGCAAGCGCGACAAGTCTAATATGATTCTTACCTTTCACAACGGTGCGTCTTGCCCGTACAGCTATCTAATGCAGGGGGGATTAAATGAATTGGGTAATCACGATATACAATAACCTGACCTACAGCCTAGCCATGGTCATAATCCTTTCCACGCTGATACAAGGCAGCAAGCGCAGATACATAGCAGCCTTTACCGTAATAACCGCTACGGGATTGCTTCTTACTTACGTTGCCTTACCAAACTGGATTATGCCAGCCAACGCAGTTTTGCTATCCTTGTGCTTTGTACAAAGCCCGAAGCAGCACCGCCGGACATTTTACAAGTGCTTAACCGTCATAACTCTTGTATGGTGTACGATCGCCACACTATCCAGCCTTACAATGCTGATTGTACCCAATTGGCTATACGCAGATAGTTACAACATATTTATGGGCGGCGCAGTATTAGCCGCTGCCTGTGCGGTCAAAGCCAGACCTAACGCCATGAACTGGTGCAGACAGATAGAACATGAAATGTGCGCCATCGCCCTAGCTTTTGTTGTGCTGGTATTCTTTTCGCTTGTACTGCCAATGTACTACCCCGCCATAAGCGCGGAAGATGCCAGACAATGGGGCGTGTTCGTTCTCTCATTCATGTGTGTGTTGGTAATGGTTGCGCTACTCATAAACCGACTGAAAGACTTGGAGAATAGACGCAAGAGAATTGAGTTGCAAATAGAGCAGCAGCAAATATACGTCAAACAAGTAAACGCGCAGTTTGGGCGCATGATAACCCTTGAACACTATTACACAAGGCTATTTCAAAGCCTATCCCCATATATCCGTGATGATGATATGGCAGGGCTGCGGCTTTACTTTGAAAAACACATACTACCCATACACAAGGAGCATATACAGAAGAACCGCCAGCTTTCCAATATCCAAAATGACTTGATTCGTAATCTCGTAGATTCAACGATAGGGCAAGCCGCCGCAGTGGACAGTATTACGCTTGACGTTTACATATCTGAAAAAGTGTCTTTACCGGATGAAATGGCACTTGATGTATTCGAGATCATGAGCAATCTAATAGATAACGCCATGCGGGAACTTACGAGCCAACAACACGGATTGTTGCGGATATGGTTGTATCAAACGGACGGTGAACTATCTGTATACATTGCCAACACAGCAGACCACAATATTGATATTGAGCAGATATACAGCCGAGAAAACAATGGGGGTGACAGGCATGGACACGGGCTAAAGCGTGTGCGGGAGATTGTATACAATCAATCGCGCATGGAGCATTTGACCTACAAAGGGGGTATGTTTGAGGGAAAAGAAATACTTGTCCAGTACATTAGGATCACGGAAAGGGGCTGATAGCCTGTATGATTTTCTGGTGACGAAAACCACGTCGGTACTTGCCCCAAAGATGGACTGTGATCCGGGGAGCGCAACATATGACAAGCTGCGGTATGGTACTCATGTATTTTACATCAATGCACTAAAAACCCTTTTGCTTGTTGTGGTTGCCTTGATATTGAGGATATTACCCTACGTTGCAGCGTTCGCGCTGGCTTACGGTGCTTTGCGCCTGTTCTCGTTCGGGGTACATCTGAATAACAATTTGCTTTGTACTGCTATAGGGATGGCTTACTATCTTGGCAGTGTGTATTTGTCGCTGTATGTGGGGATCCCGCTTGCGATTATGGTAATATTGTTGTTGCTATCTATCGTATGCTTTGCGCTGTACGCCCCGGCGCAGACAAAGAAACGACCTATACCGGAATATCAGCGCAAGAAACTGAAAAGAAAATCACTAATCACACTTACGGTTGTTGTGTGTTCTGCGTTTGCGCTATATCAGCCGTTCCCGGTGTTCAGTAGTTTAGTTTGCATGGCGGCGGTTTGCCAATCGGTAAACTTGTTGCCAATGACATACAAAATATTTAAGGAGATTTAAGAAATGACAAAGATTAAGAGATTCACAACTAAGGCAGTATCCACGTTATCCAATCGAGCATTGCACAGAGCGGCGGCGTTCATGGTGGTATTGGGCGGTGCAGCCGTGACACTTAGCGCAGTTCCGTTTTGGCATAATGAGCCGGAGATGCCGCGGTCTATGTTGAATGAGATTCAGGGGGGTAGCTAATATGGCTGGTACAACGGCAGTTGAGAAGCCAGCCAACAACATACTGCATTTTAGTGATGCTAAAGCAAGTAGAAATGTGGGCGGTAGAAAGCCTAACTATGAAAAACTGTATTTTGCTACTATGGGCAGATTATCAAACATTGCCGATGCCGCTATAAGGGCGCAACAAGAGCTAGAAGAAATGTATCTAAAGCAGGCAGAGCCGACCGCTTAATCATTACCGTGTCAAACGTAACAATCCCTGTACATTTTTGTGTACAGGGATTGTTTTTGCTTTATATAGGCTCTTTATTGAGTTATTGTGTATTCGCTGCTGTAATAGTCGTAGGGCTGAGATTCATACTCGTAATAGTAGTATAATTCGTCCATTGTTGGTGCTGGCACACGCGCTAGTATTTCATCTCTTGTAATGATTGCCCCGTTGTCAAATGAAACGTTCACTATCTGCCTACTTGGTTGCCGGAAAAAGTCTACAAACACAACCCTGTTATCTGTGGTGTCTGAAATGATAACTTCAAGATTCCAACCACTGCGAATGAAATCCACGTCACCCGGCATTATGCCGCCTGTGAGTACCAGCATGTCATGTACTACAATTGTACCGTTGCTATTTGCAGTTATCCGGTTCACACCATGCCTACGTCCAATGACATAAGTATCTGTATCCATGCCACCAATTATAGTATTGTTGCCTGTGCCGGGATAAACGCGATTGTTGCCGCCCGTAAGTGTGATTGTGTTGTTGCCACCAATGCCGAATATTGTATGACCGGATGTGTCCCATGTGCGAATTACATCATTGCCTGTTGCTGTGCCGTAGAGTATACGACTTAAATCTATAATTTCCTCACGAGTAATGACCTCGCCGTTATCAAACGATGCGTTTACTATCTGTCTTTGATTTCGCCAGAAAAAATCTACTAATACAACTCTATTTGTCGCTGCGCTCAAAAGCACTGTGCGGTCTGCACCAACAGGTAAACCACCATTTAGTACGATAACTTCAAGATTGAAGCCATTGCGAACAAAAAATACTTCGTCCGGCGTTATATCGTCTGTAAACTCCAACATGTCCAGTGTTACATTTGTGCCGTTGCTATTTGCAGTAATCCGGTTAAGACCATATCCGCGACCAATGACATAAGTATCTGTATCCATGCCGCCAGTTATGGTGCTGTTACCTGTTCCGGGATAAACGCGATTGTTGCCACCCGTAAGTGTAATTGTGTTGTTACCGCCAATACCGAATATCGTATGACCGGAATTATCCGGTGTGCGAATTACATCATTTCCGGTTGCCGTACCGTAGAGTATGCGGCTTAGTTCTATGATTTCCTCGCGTGTAATGACCTCGCCATTGTCAAATGAGATGTCTACTATCTGTCTTTGTCCTCGCCAGAAAAAATCTACTAATACAACTCTATTTGTTGCGGCGTTCAAAAGCACGGTACGGTCTGCACCAACAGGTAAGCCCTCGTCCAATACGATAACTTCAAGATGCCAGCCATTGCGAACAAAAAATACTTCGTCCGGTGTTATATCGTCTGTAAACTCCAACATGTCCAGTGTTACATTTGTGCCGTTGCTATTTGCAGTAATCCGGTTAAGACCATACCCTCGCCCAATGACATAAGTATCTGTACCCAAGCCGCCCATTATGGTATTGTTGCCTGTGCCGGGGTAAACTCGGTTGTTACCACCCGTTAGCGTAATTGTGTTATTACCGCCAACGCCGAAGATTGTATGACCGGAATTATCCGGTGTGCGAATTACATCATTTCCGGTTGCTGTGCCGTAGAGTATGCGGCTTAATTCTATGATTTCCTCGCGTGTAACAACTTCGCCATTGTCAAACGATGCGTTTACTATCTGCCTTTGTCCTCGCCAGAAAAATTCTACTAATACAACTCTATTTGTTGCAGCTGCCAAAACCGCTGTCCGATCTGCGCCAACAGGTAAACCACCGTCCAGTACGATAACTTCAAGATTCAGACCATTGCGGATAAAGAATACTTCATCCAGCGTTATGCCATCCGTAAAGAATAGCACATCACGCACCGTATTTGTACCGTTGCTGTTGGCGGTTATTCGATTCAGACCATACCCGCGTCCAATGGAATAAACATCTGTACCCATGCCGCCAAATATAGTGTTGTTTCCAGTACCGGGATCAGCCAGATTGTCACCGCCTGTTAGTGTAATTGTATTACCACCGCCACGGGCATAGATAGCATGTCCACGGGTGTTAGGTGTGCTGATATTTTGATTGCCAATTGTTGATCCCCAAACTATTGTTTCAGGGAATCGCCAGTAGTGGGGGTATAGATGTACGTCCTCAAATATAGGTTCGCGGAAGCTGAAAAAGTTGTGGGCGTTTGGATTTGGGTTATGATGTATCCAGCCAATGAACAAATACCCCTCGTCCAAGCGGCATGGTGCGGGGAACGCTGCCGTTACGTCACGAACGCTGCTACCATAGGGAACTTCTATAGTGCGGTAAGGTTCGGAGCCGCCGCGTTGGAATGGGTTTGACGCTCGGTCAAATGTAGCGTTCCGGTTGACTGATGCTTGGGTCGCTCTAGAGGGTGTTGTGGTGCGAGAACCACCCAAGGTACGAGAGTCAAGCCTTAAGCTATACCTTGCGCGTAAGTTTGGATCATTATGTGTGTTAACGCGTCCTCTAAGAATAATATGATGCCCATGGCTTCTAAGAGTACCTCTGCTTCCCGTTGTGGCATGTACTCCTCTGATAACGCTATTAGTATCTCCATATCTTGCTAATTGTGCATCAAAGGTTGTAAGGTAATCCTGCCAATCAGCGTCACTGCCACTTTCGGGTGTACTTGGAAATAGGTATCTAGAAATAGTGATAGCGGTGCTGATCCCAGATCCCGCCTTAGGAATCAGCGGTACAATTGCCGTAAGTGCCGTTGGAACATTTCTGCGCTCATAAACATTCATAGATTGGCGTCTGCTAACAAAAACTCTCCTATTAGATTCAAGGGCGTTAGGCATATAAATTGTTAGCGCAAAATTGTCAATAAAACTGCCTTGATTGATTCCTGACTGACCATCGGGTCGCATTCCGAAAACTCTTCCAGTATGCGGATTGTACTGAGCAATGAAACCACCTTGATACGTCGCTGTCATACCTGCTTCCCATTTATTAGGATCACTATCACTTGCATTGAGTTCAATGTTGCGAGGTGTAAAATGGACAAACGTCACTTGTACGAAATAATGCCCTGCACGTACCCGCCGAGTATACACGGACGCATGGAAAGGCGGTATTGCATCATCCCAAGTGAAGCGAAAATCATGATTCCATCCTACGCTTGCAAAAAGCGAAGGGTCAATACCAAAGTCATCAAGATATGCGTAAGTACCACTACTGCTGTTAAATGTATTTACTAAACTTCTCCAAGCGTTATCAGTGCTAAATGGCGTAATTTGTATCTCATTTGAATCGTACATAAGAGAATCATCAGAACCCGTAAAAACGGGTGCTGATGATTCGTCACTCCAATATTCGTACCAATTAGAATTGAAAGCGTCTTCATGCCACTCATACCAGCGGTATTCTTCGTTCAAAAAATCTCCATGTGCTAATCTAGCAATTTTAAGAGCAAGTTCCCTGTCTTCAATAGTTCTTGTGACCGGGAGTAAGTTTTCGCTTCTAACGGAGTTATGGAATACATCAAACATTTCATTTGTGATTTTCATGTCAAAGGTCATTAGATGGTGATTGTCAATTCGTTGCAATGTGATACCGAAGCTAATATCAATATCATCACTATACCACTCAGTCCTAGACATTCTAAACTGGGTAAAATGGATATTTCCAAATCCATTCATATCGCCATGAACAAGATTAACAGGGAAGTCAGGTGCATCTGTAACATATATCGTACCATATGTTTCAAATGGAGTTGCACCGTTGCCATAGTCTAGTACGCCAGAGATTATGACGTTACCATCATCAACGGACAGGGACACATCAGTTAGTGTGGGCTGAAAACTTCTGGTTCTGCCCCTGCTATCCCAGCTTTCCCACATTTCATTCTGAGTTTCACCAATACCGCCCGTCATGTCTGGCAATGCAAAGGTAAAATCTGCGCCGCCGAGCGGTTCTACAAGCTGCGGGGGTTCGATGTCGTAATCTTCCGGGTCGTAGTCCTCTGGTTCGTCCGGTGTTTCGGTGTCTACATTTGGATCTGTCGCGATGTAGTCCGGCTGCGTGTTCTCCGCACCGTTGCGTCCTGCAATAACCGCAATTGGTACTATCGACAGTATCAATGCCGCCAGCAAAACGAAACTAATCGTTTTAGTTTTTTTATTCATGCTTCAAAATAACATCCTTTCATTTGTACAGTATATTCACAATGAACATAATTTTACTACAACAATTGGCTCACTTGTATATGTAGTGCGACAATTTTATATCATTGTGAAATGATTGTCAATATTTTACTCTAAAAAGAATAATCTATTTACTATTTTTTGCCATTGCCATTAGACTTGCTCTTAGCAAATGCCATATCTTATCTATCTTTTCTTGCATCTCAATAAAATCCTGTTCATATATGCGAGTGGTGCTGTTCACTTGCCGCGCTATCTGATTGATATTTACGCCTATCTTCTGCATTTCGGCGGCAATGGCTTTTAAGTCCGAATTGTCAGTATTGATTATATAGCCATCAATAGAAATTTTTCTAAGATAGGCTGCGAGGTTGTTTGTACCAAGTAAGCTCATTTTCTCTAAAATCATTTGTTGTTCAGCTTCGGTGACACGGAAGCGTATCATTATGTCACGCTTGCGTCCGCCTGTGTTTTCTTTTGCATTGTCCATACTGTAAATTCTCCTTTGATTTTTTGATTTTGCAAGGGGTTTGGGTTCTCCCAAGAAAGAGGGTTCGGGATTCTTCCCGGCAAGCACAAAAACGCAAAGCCGGAGGGCGGTGCGTTTTGACGGCAAAGGACACCACTTTTTCAAAGTGGGGCACCTTTGCCTATGCTTGATAATTTTCCAAGTCCCGTTTTTCTCCTACTACTAATACGATTGAAAATGTGTTTTTGCCAAAAAATCAAACGAATTTTGAAAATAATTTTTGCTAGAGCATCACCCGAATAGTCCTGTACCATAAAAATACCGCTGACCTAAAGGATATTAACAGCGATTTATACCGCTAACCTGTTGTGATTTTGAGTGTAAAAACACAACGGGGGATTGGTCTTGAAAAAATATTTTCACTTTTTTTGCAATTTTTTTGGCAAAATCGCGTTTTCAATTGTATTAATGGTGAGAATTGGTTGACTACTTACCGCTGATAATTACGTTTCGATCCCATATTTTAACATGTTGAAAAAATATTTTCATCTTTTTTGCAATTTATTTGGCAAAAACGCAAATCAAAACGTATTAGTAGTGAGAGAACAGACCATCCACTGCAAGGGTGAAATTGAATGCTTTATAGAGCCGCGGAAAACTTTTTTTTACTTTTTTTGTAATTTCTTTTGCAAAAATGCGTTTTCAGTTGTATTAGTAGTAGGAAGATAATCCAGACTACCTGCCCCTGTACCTTGACAAAGAAAGCCCGCAAGATAACGGCGGTGCAGTATAGAAGCAAAACGGATACTTTCGATTTATGCAGAGCCGGGCGGCTTGTGCGCCACGATGCTTTCCCCTATGAGGAAAGTGGAGCGATAACCACAACGCCGTAATGTGAGCATGGCAGCTTACGGGCAATGACGCATAAGTCGGTATAATGATACTCCCGCCTAGCCACAGCCCGAGCGTTAAAAGCGTCGCAGGCAATGGGGGCGGCGGCATGGAATCCATGCCGGGGTGTAATTCCCGTGAGGACGCGCCAGCGTCTGTCCGTGTTAACAAGTATTTTCTATTACAAAATCTGCAATGAAAGGGGCTTTTTATTATGGATCAAACAGCCCGAAAAGACATAGGAATGTCCCCTATTATGCGAGAGCATAACATAAGAGGGAAGAAATATGTTATAAAAAGCGTTTTTATCGGAAATCAGGATATTAAGACCACGCTGTTAAAACTTGCTGAACGAAAGGCTATAAGGGAAATGGGAATAGATAGTGACGTTTAGTCTATCGGTAATTTTTCACGGGCAATGATGCGATAATATAGTTTACACCTAACGCGCTTTATTGTATAATTGGCGTTAGGTAAACTGCCTTGTTGCGCCGAAGAAAGGAGCTATAAAAATGGCGCATGAGGTAAATACAAAAAAGTGGCATCCCGCAATATATGCAAGGCTGAGTAATGAGGACGAGGACAACAGGAAAAAAGGTATTTCACTATCAATTGAGCATCAAATTGATATGCTGAAAGACTATGTTCAAAATCAAGGCTGGCAAACGCCGAAAGTCTTTTATGACGATGACAGAACAGGCACTAATTTTGACCGCAAAGGCTTTCAAGATATGTATGCAGAAGCGCAAAGCGGTACAATCAATGTTATTGTCATCAAAGATACTAGCAGATTCGGGCGCAACTGGGTACAAAGCGGTTTATACTTTGAAAAGATTGAGGAAATGGGTATTAGGTTCATATCAATTCAAGAGAGCTTGGACACAGCAGACCCGAAATGTCCCGCGCTGAAAATGCTACCGTTCTATTTCATATTCAACGAGTGGCACAGCCAAACCACTTCGGAAAAGATAAGAACAGTATTCAATAAGCAAGCGGAACAGGGAAAGTATTTAGCAGCGTATGCCCCATATGGTTTTGACAAAGACCCTAACGACAAATACAGGCTAATTATAGACCCATGTGCAGCAGGTATTGTTAAGCGAATTTTCGAAATGCGATTGCAAAAGCTAAGTCAAGGTGCGATTGCAAAGATACTTAACACCGAGGGTATTTTATCGCCAAGCGGCTACAAGGTTGAAAAGCACGGAATTAAAAATGGTCGTCCCCGCGCTCACAAATGGTCGTCAAGCTCTGTAATTATGGTAATCAGCAATCCCGCTTATTGCGGCGACATAGCACGCAACAGAGTAGGCTGTGTAAGTTACAAAAACCAAAAGCAATTGAGAAAACCTTTTGAGGATTGGATTATTGCTAAGGACATGCACGAGCCAATAATAAGCCGTGAGGATTGGCAAAAATGCCAAGATATGCAGACAAGCAATAAACGGGTACGTAGTACGTCTAGTGAGGGCGTGGCATCATTTACAGGGCTGTTAAAATGTCCCGATTGCAGTTACAGTTTAGTTCGCACAAGCACATACTACAAACTTGCATCCGGTGAAAGAAAACCACTTGTAGCTTATAATTGTGGAACGTATGGAAGAAAGGGTAATACGGCTTGCACTTCCCACTATATCCTAGAGAGGGACTTGAAAGAGTTGGTTATTTCCGACATACGGGAAAAAGCGGGGGAAGTCTTACAGGATGAAAACGCCGCAAGGGAACGCTTTTACACGATCAAAGCAAAGGCAAGCGGTACACGCCTAAACTCGGACAGAACCGCGCTAAAACGGGTAAATAAAAGACTTGGAGAGATTGAAAAGCTCTTGCAGGCGGCTTTTGAAAAATCTGTTTTGGGCAGCGAATCGTCCGACATGTTTACAAAGTATGCGCGGAAGTACGAAACTGAAAAGCAAGAGTTGGTGCAAAAGGCGCAAGAACTATCGGTATCCATTGAACGACAAAGCCAGACCGAAAATGATGTTAGCACATTTATAGCCTTGATGAAGAAGTATAGTGACATAACCGAATTAGATCGTGCAACGGCTGTAGAGTTGATAGACCACATAACTATATCTGCAAGTGTGGTCAAGCCAAGAGAAATTGTTATCTTTTACAACCTTATGGGAAAAGTTGAATAATCACTTGCGTTTATGTGTGATTGCCTTTACCCCGGCTGATAATTTTGATGTTCAAATGAAATATAGCTATAGGCAGACTTCCTTTCCCTATAGGCAGATTCACCACCATGTGAGCAAGGGGGTTGAGGGGGAATGCAGTTCCCCCCTGATTTCGTGACGATAGGCACGAAAAGCCCCCGGCAGGGCGCACAGCACCGGCAACGCCGGTGTATAAGTGCGCCATTCGGACAGGGCAACCAAGGGATTTAGCTGGCCTGTGCCACAGTATCGCTATCCTTTGGCTCTGTGGCTGTTGCTTTGGGCAGTGTCGCTTCTGTGGGGTTAGGTGCCGTTGCCTCGCTGCTCTGGACTTTCAGACCATTCAAGATTTTCTTTGCATACTCGGTCTGGATGGTTCTTGCCAGGAAAGTTTGGACTTGTTCGTTGGTGAGCATATCCGCGTCCGAGATAAGGCTTTCGACAATCGCGCCGCGCTCAATGAGGCGCTTGGTTCTGACTTTGCGGTCATCTTCTTTTTGCTTTTGAATCAGTTGTTTTTTCCGATTTGCAAGCTGCGCGATTTGTTCTTCAATGCTCAAAATTCCCTCCGTCTTGGTTTTTGCCATGATAGATTCTCCCTTCGATAATTGGTAGATGTAGTTGTTCGTATTGTCATTCATCTACTATCGAAAGTTTACAGCAATATTTTCCCAAAATCAATAGACGTGGACTAAATATTGTGATATACTCTACTTGATGATGTCATACTTCTATTTTAGAAAAATATTTTCGGGGGCTGGGTAATGGGCGCTTTCCACGCAATGTTTTGGAATAATCGGGTTTTCGTCAACATAAAACACCAGTATCTCAACAATGAAATACTGGTGCGATATTTGAATTTGGATGTGGAAAAGCTTGAGGAATACTACAATGAGCTGCGGTATATGCTACCACAAATTATGATTAGTCACGAAATCAGCCCGATGTTTGCTACTCAAGATTATGACGACCGGGTGCGGGATGTGCAGAAAATCTTAACTAGGATTGACAATATCTATTTGACGTTGCCTCCGTATGATGTTTGCATGGACGGTTCAAGAGATTATGGTGGGCGGCTCTATAAGAGCTTGAATTGCCATCGGTATTTATTTGAGGATGGGTCACGCACTAACCCGCATGGCACCGGATTAATTTACGCAGACAGCAACGAGTATGGGTATCTTACTTATGATGATAATAGTGGCAGGGAAGTATTTTGGCTAAAGCGATTTGACCTCACACCAGTATTAGAGAGGCAGGAACTACAATTTGATTTGGCAGAATTGATTGAGGAAATTGACGCTGCTAATGCGAATATTAAGCAGACCGTTAATCCGTATATCCACTGGCTTGAGGGTGTGTTGCGTGTGAAATGTGTTTATGCAAAATTACTTAATGAGTTTTACCATATCCGGCATTCGTTTTTGGATGAGCATGAGATAGCTGCACAGTTTGCAAAGTATCTGAACACGGAAAAACTTGCGAGTAAAGCCTATATGCGGATGGGGTCTGCCGAGCCGCAGGCGGTAAAGTATGAAGTTTTTCGGGCTGACGATAACAGCAAGCCGATTTTGTGCAACAGCTATGATTTTGAGCGCATCGGCGACTTTCTTTATACGGATTTTTTCTGCGGGCTAAAAAGCAATCATGTTCCCAAGAAGTGCGCCAACTGCGGCAAGTGGTTTTTGCTGCCGCATGGGAAGTATTCTGATTATTGTGAGAATCCATTGGACAACGAGCCAAGCAAGACTTGCCGGGATGTGAGCGCAAGAAAAAAATATGACGACAAGTGCCGCGCCGACCCGGTATGGCTGGCGTACAACCGGGCTTATAAGGCGCATTATGCACGGTATATGAAAAAGAAAATGACGAATGTGGAATTTGAAGAATGGGGAAGGTATGCGATTGAGTTGAGAGAGAAGATGGTTGAGGGGGAGTTGGAGTTTGAGGAATATGAAAGGTTGCTGAAAATATAGAGTGTGTTTTTGTTTTACAAAAACACACTCTAATGCGGTTATGCATCAATCCACCGGCTACGGTATATGGGCAGCCAGGTCAATTCCGATATGATTACTCAACTCATCTATCAGAGTAGCACCTTGTTCACTCCAGTTGGTGAAAGAAGATAACATAAGCCGAAGGGCAATAGTGTTGTTAGACCCTGGTACAGCTTGTGATAAATAAATAATTGTAATAAAATAAGGCTCTCCTGGTCGTTCAAAGTTCAAAACAAAAAATGCCGTGTTTGACTCATAGTTTATTCTTAGAGGAACGGTGGCGTTTGAAGCGAGACCTTGGCGGTTTCGCTGTAATATATCATGTTCTATCAGTGCACTTAAAGAATCAAGTACATCGGGGGATGGCCATAGCGAATAATTCATATGAATTACTTCAAGTTCATTTGTCCAACTTGAAACGACACGTCTTGGCTCATCTTGCTCAATTTGACCGACAGCAATGATAGGCACACTGTATGTAGCCCCGGTCTCTTCATCCGTAAAGATATGCGTTATAAATAAATCTCTATCTATTAAATCATGAGCCAGAAGGTTTATGTCGGAAAAATCATACACTGGAGATGCTTTAGTCGTCTCCCAGTCAACCATGGCAAGAGATGTATTTTGTCGCAACTCACTCTCGCTTGAAGTCACTAAAAATACTCCGACAAATGCGATTAAAACAAACAAAACCACCGCAATAATGGAAGCGTATCTTTTGGGATGGGTTGCACTTGAATCATCTAGCAATGTGTAGCGCCTATCCTCCCAGTTAATCAAGTATGAACAATGCTTGTTTAGTAAATGGATTTTGTAAAAAACAACGGATACAAAGTAATATAAAATAAACAAGGCGAGCAAAACAATTCCAGCCAGTATCATTCCCAGTACCGGTCTGTCGTTCATCGTTCTATTTACAAAGAATACTGCTGTCACACCGATTACTATATGACGGCGATAGGCTCTATACGTTAACATTCGGAGTTTGCACATAACTGTGTGGTCGGAAGCATCATCGGACAGCTCAGACAGCTCGTCAATGTCTCTCATGCGGGTTCTCGTTGCCAAGAAGCCTATAAAAGGTATTGCTAAAAACACCACGAAATAAAAGAGCGTAAAACTATAGAGTAAGCGTTCAGAAATTAGATACAATAGAAGAATAAGAATTGCGAAGCAAACACACCATAAAACGCCGCTGTGCAAAAGCTTTCTCTTAACCGGAATATTCGTGTTTACGGCTCCCGGACTGTTGTGTAACAAAATATATTTTTCCGCAAATTTGGGGTTCATCGTTACTCACACCCCCTTTGCCTATTTATAGCATCTCTCAAAGCATCAAGGTGATGCGTCTCCCATCCTAGACCATATCCCCAATAAGGCACTGGATTTCCCCACTCATCTCGCGGTTGAATCTGATCAGGAGGAATGCTGAAAATGGAGTATAATACATCGAATGTCCAAGCTTCAACACCTCCACCAATGAGTATGGCAGAGTTGGGGTCAACAGGCATTATTGGTGCTGCAACCGCTCCTCCAGCTAAAGAAGCTAATGCAGCTGCAAAAGCCGCGTTAAATGAAGATTGATTACTAGCAGCTGCAGCTGCGCCTAATCCTCCTGCCACTGATCCAGGGACACCTACTGCATCACCGCCTATAGTTACAATATCATTTGACCAATTAAGCAGGGAGCTTACTACTCCTGGAATCCGATTTGGCAAGTCAAGCCAAGCATCCGCAATCGGACCGAACATTTCGTCTAAGAACCATTGTCTAAGCTCTTCCTCTAGCGAATTTGCTGCCCGCCCAGTTCTATCAACATATGATAACGGATTCCCTACGCAATATGAGTATAAGTTTTTGCTCTGCAAAATCCCCAGTTTATACGGAACAAGGCCGGCATTCGGTGCTTTGTGTCACTTATCTCCGAATATCATATTCCTCGGATGCCAATGTGGGTCTTGAGAAATCATGCGTGAAGTACGGGGGTCATAGTATCTCGCCTGCGCGTAGTACATTCCTGAGATGCTGTCTGTCAGGTATCCATAGCACCTATTTTTGAGCGGTGGCTTTCCATAGCGAAAACCACTGCTTATCGTTTCATTTGTTTTTGTCAATCTATTGCTCCTATAAACCGATAGTAAATTGTGATGTCCATAGTTTTGTGTCCGTCAATCGTCTTCGATTGCCCTATTACAATTTTATCAATCAGCTCTACTAGCACCGTTCTGTCTAATCCCTTAATCGTTGTATAGTTTCGAATCAGTTTAACAAAGGAATCTGTATCTTTCTTGTTTGCCTTTATTCGTTCAATTTCTTGCTCTGCATTCTCAATCTTCATGTAAATTCCGGATTGTTCTGCCTCGTAATCCGTCAAAAACTTGTTAAACCTGTCGTCTGTCAACTTGCCGGTTACATTGTCTTCGTACAAACGTTTCATAATGACGTCTAATTCCGTATACCGAGCATTCAGCTTCTTCAGATCGGTGGTCAAGATTTTCATTTCCTTTTCATCTTTATCCCCATTCTGTTTCAATAATTGCTCTGTCAGTTCATCCGCTTTCCACTCTGCAAGTCTTGAATATTCGAGAATATCGTCTAAAACAACTTGCTCCAATGTATCTTTGCGAATATAATGGTTTGTACAAAATTTCTTTCCGTGCCTTCGATATTGACCACAACAATAGTATGCGTCACCTGATTTGTCTTTTTGGGTTGAATATCCGAGCGTATATCCGCAATCCTCGCACTTCAAGAGCCCTGCAAACATGTGAACTTCTTTACTTCTTGTCGGATGTAGTCTGCTGTCAATCAGCTTTTGCGCAAACTCCCAAGTTTCAACATCTACAAGCGGTTCGTGGGTATTCGGCGTGATTATCCATTCTTCCTTTGGCTTAATCTTAGGCGGTGTTCTCCCGAATCTTGCATATTCCATCATTCCTTGCACCGTGTCACCAAGATAAGTCCTGTTTCGCAAGAGAGCGATAACCACTTCGGGAAGCCACCTTTTATTAGGCTTTGGCTCTTCGCCTAATAATATTTTACGGTGATTTCTGGTAGTTGGAACACCTTCATCATTGAGAATTTTGCAAATTTTCTTGCTGCCCAAACCAGACCTTGACATTTCAAAAATGCGCTTAACCACCACTGAACCAGTTTCTTCCACTATTAATCTATGTTTGTCTTTCGGGTCTTTTTGATAGCCCATCGGGGCGTGCGCACTCAAAAATTTACCCTGCTGCTTTTTTGCCCTTAATGCCGTTCTTACCTTATTTGAACAGTCTTTTGCGTACATTTCGTTGAGGATATTTTTGAAAGGCGCTATGTCATTGTCACTGTTAAGAGTGTCAATCCCATCATTTAGAGCAATAAATCGAACGCCGCGGTCAGGGAAATACACTTCGGTATATTGTCCTGTCGCCAAATAATTACGTCCAAGTCTTGACAAGTCCTTGACAACTACCAAATTCACCTTACCGTCCTCAACATCATCAATCATACGCTGAAAATCGGGGCGGTTGAAATTTGTGCCGCTATATCCATCGTCTATATAACAGCCAAACACAGTCCAACCTTTGTCTTTAACGTACTTTTCCAGCATTTCTTTTTGTGTAGAGATGCTAGAACTTTCACCGCTTCTGATATCATCATCTTTTGACAAACGGCAGTAAACACCTACATTGTACCTTTTTTGTTCCCTCATTATTTTACCTCCCGAAGAAACAACAAGTCAATGATTTTCGCAGAACTATTATAGCATAATCCTGCGGAAAATTCAACTTATTGCTTTGGTTTCATTCTTTGTTTTACAATATTCCCCAAAGCCTTGTCTAACGTGGTTTTGCCAGTAAATATGGATTTTATGTTTATCGTTGTATCGCCTAATCTAAGCGCCCTTTTACACGCTTGCATGTTCTGCTCTACCAAATGTATTTTGCCGCCAATGGGAACTTCGCTGTGAGTATCGAAAGGTTTTTCTGTACAGTTATCTTTTTTCGCCATACCAGATGCCCCTTCTATTCTATCTTCATTTTGCATTACCTCCACCGGAGCTAGTAATCTTAAACTATCTATATTCCCCCAACAGAATGTCCCATTCATAGAAAAAAGCAAGCCTCGGCAAAACTTGCCGAGGCTGTCTGAGTGTGATATAATTGTCCTACGCTTCGCCCATTTTCAACAATTTCACCGCCTCCGGCAGAATCAACTTGCCATCCACGCGATGCGTAGCAAAGAACCCAATCTGATCACGCTCGGCGTATAGCTCGTTAAGCACTCGGAATCGCGTATCCCGCCGGTCGGCAATCCAGTAATAGTTGAAATCACCAAAAGCTAATGGCGTGGCTTCTGCCGCAATCTCCGGCACAAACGGCGATGTATACACTGGTCTGCCAAGAATGGTATCCGGTGTGCTGTCTTTAACGGACGGTTGCCAAATATACTGCCCGCTGTTATCTTTC